CTGCTGTACTTTTTGCACCTTCAGCGGTTTCCTTTGCAGCATTAGAGACATCTTCAGCTGCTTCTGCCTGAGCCTTGGCTGCATCTGCGGCAGCTCTAGCAGCTTCTGCTTTTATGTTTGCTCTGGACACAGATGCAGTGCTTTCAGCAAATTGTCTGGCCAGATCACGCACTTTTTCTGATATGCCGCTGTCCTTGATCAGATATTCCCCCAAAGTTGCTGTTCTCTTTCGACCCGTCACAGATGTTTCAAGCCTTAAAACACGGGTGGATGTGTACAATCGGCCTTCGTTATCGACAATATTGACTCTGTCACCTATCTTGACGTTTTCTGGAAGATAGACGATGTCCGCCTCATAATTCACTTCCATCTGGCAGAGCTTTTTCAGCTTTGTAATGGCGTGAGCACACAGTTCTTGCTGACTGGTCGTGTCGTAGCTGTAAGCCTGTACGATGTGGCCAGTGTATCCGTTTAATTTATTTGGTTCTTTATCCCAGACATATCTGGACCAGATAGCCAGTGCTTTTCGGCTGCTCAAACGTGAACCCCACACGTAAAAATCGCCATCATCGTATTTATAACCTTTTAAAGTAATTGGCTCTTCTTTCCCGTCCGGGATACCGCCGGTGACGTGAAGGGATGTTGCCAGATTGGCAACACTCTTATTGGTTGTTATGGATGCAATCTCATATCCCAAGCGTAGTTGTTCACCGGTATCCTTCCCACGCTTTTTAAAGATATTGATATATTTATGTGTGATCAGAAGGCCTTTTGTTTCAAAGGAATAGGAAATTTCGGCGTTGTCAAACTGTGTGGCAATGGATGCGATACGTTCTGTACAAGTCGTCTCTCCATCCCATGAAAGCTTTCTTGTCAGGTTCGGTATCTCATTAATACCAATCTCGAAACCTGTATCAATGGCATATAAGCCAATGTAATGTGCAATATCATATGCTTTATCTGATGTAAAAGGCATGGCCACCTCATTTAAAAGGTCCATGCCCGCATCTTCTGCGTAGACAGAAATCGTCTGTTTAGATGTATTGATATTACTTTCAATGATGGTGAAGAAATCTTTTTCGTTTCCGTTCGAGCGCAGAATATAATTGCCGGCATCCATCATCGTTTCCAGCTTTAACCGGTCCTTTGATGCCCACGACACTTCACATTCGAAACTGGATATGCCAGATTCAACTTCTTCTGTCTTTTTGTCATCAACAATAAGGTAGGTAGATTTTAGCTGAGTTGTAGCATAGCCAAGGATATTCATCTTTCTGTCGGCAAAATAAAGAATCAAAGATATACCTCCCTGTATCGCAGTTTAAAAGTCGGTTTGCTTTTTGCCCAGTCGGACCAGACGCAATGGATCTGATTCGGTCCCGGCGATAAATAAAAGTCTTCGTATTCATTGCCGAGAGCACCAAGCTCCGGTCATGGCAGTCCGTTCAGACAGATATCCGCATTACTGCAGTTGGCTGTAATTGTATCACCTGCACTGAACTTGTTTGGGATATCCTGCCAGGTGGTGCAATTGTCGGCAATAAATTTTGCGTAATAAAGACCATTTGTAAACAAGGCCGGCTGTGAACCGTACTGGCCGAAAGCAATCGTGACCTGATGAACCTTTAAATTCTCCCAGGATGGATCCGTGTAGCTCTGTTTGATACCTGCAATATTAAAAGTGATCGTGCTGCCTTTCTTTTCTATGGAGCACGTCCGGACCGGAACAAAGTTCTGGCCGTTCTTATTGACGATTGACCACCCGAATGAGCCATTGTGGTAGCTCAGATCGATGTTTGTGGCGTAAACAGAATTACCAACATAGATACGCTTTGTAGCTTTCGTTCCGCCGGCACTTTTCATGATTGATACACCGGCAACGATTTTATGAGGGTTGCTGTCCGTGTTGATCAGCATCATCTGAAAGATGCCTCTCTCATTGCCCGCTGTTTTGGATGTTCCAATGCTCATCAGCTGCTTCCACTGCATACGGAAATTAGCAGAACCAACCACTCCGGATGCATCTGCTGGAAGTACACGGGTAATGGTCGGTCCGTGCCACTGCGAACCGGATCCATAGTTACCGGCCGTCAGGATATTAATTGCCCCGGCAGCCATTGTCTTCACAGAACCTACCTGTACCCAGGCAGAAGAGCCCGCAACATCCCCGCTGTTCTGTCCCCAGCCGCTTGCTGCAGATGCGTTCCATGATGTAAAAGATTGATTAAATAACGTCTGGGACGCCGGAAAGCTTTCACCTTCAGTTTCTTCCGGATCCCCGAGCTGGATAATGTGTGCATTATCATTTAAAAAAGCAATGTAACCGCAGTCACCGTCATCAATGGTTGCTTCCAATGTCGGAAAACTCTTATATGTGCCTTTGTAATCAATAACAAAAGTTGTCCCATCATCCTCATTGGGTGAGGCCTCATATTCCTGCAGTGAATATTTAAAAGGATCAGAACATATAAAAGAAAACTCACCTCGCACAGTGTTTCTACCCGGTGTAACGTCTTCGATGCCCGACAGCGTTCCTCTGAAAAACTTATCCGATTCATCGGCGAATAGAAGCAGTGACTGATCAACACTTAATATGGTGTTCAATTGATTGAAGGCTGCTCTGAAGGCAGCGTTATCTGCTGCCTCAAGAACATATCCTACAGTAATCGTCCTTTCCGGGTAACGACTGTAACGGAAGTCTGCACCGTCACGGCTTTCAACGGTCTGTGTCGTTACGGCTTTGTTTAACATCTCTCGCCCTTTTACATAAAGTGTCCGATACCCTGGGATTTGATCTTCTATATATTCTCCATTGATCATTAGGGCTTCAGAGGGCAGTGTACTGCCGCTCTGATACTCATTGACATCTATAAAATCATACATAACTGCCCTCCTTATCTGATACCCTGTTTACGGTTTCTGTACTTCTGTCTCTTTGCCAGTTCCGCCTCTGTATACGGAGCTGTCACTGTGGCCACTTCTTTTCCGTCAATCTCAACCGGCACATAAATCACATACTCGGCTGAATCATTATAGAAATATTCGTCGTTCAGTGTGGTATCCCATCCAGCAAGTGCCATTTGGGGTACATTGACCGCCGGTATAGAAACCAGATCAGACGCTGCTTTCCATGCGTCTTTGGTCAGATTTTCAATACCATTCGTAAAACCTTCACCGAAGTATTCACCTAACTGATAAGTCAGTTTAGACGGGCTGTGGATCATGGCCTTCGCCCTGATGGCACGTTCTGCCTGTGCAACAAGTGCGTTGGCGGCTGCCCTGACATTGCCAAGCTGACTCCAAATACCATTTGCCAGACCTTGCCCAATATAAGCACCGTATTGATACGTGCTGACATTAGATAACGCTGAACGGACAGCGCTCACCAGTCGTCTGGATGCGCCAGATACAGCTCCGGACTTAGATGATATCGCTGATGCGAAGCTCTGGCCAATAGTCTGACCGCTTGTCCGTGCACCTGTAATTGCCGGTTTAAATGCTGTGACGATGTTTCTGGCAATCTTTCCTGCATTGCTGACAGCTGTTGCACCGCCGGTGTTCAATGAGGCGTTAAATCCATTCATAGCTGTGGATGCGACATTATTGATACTTCCAACACTTCCCTGCAGACCCGACGATAAACTCTGACCAATGGATGAACCTGCCGTCATGGCCGTTACGGAAGCTGCTGAAAATGTATTGGTCGCAGATGTCACGACACTCTGTGCTGCAGATGTGACGGTTCCTGTACTGCTCTGCATACCGGATGCAACGCCGCTGGTTGCGGCTGTACCCATAGACGTAGCTGCAGAAGATACCTGCGGAATACCGGCATTGATAGAAGATACACTGCCTGATGTGACACTCTCGCCACCTTTTTCACCACCTGCGAACCAGTCACTGATGGATCCGAAGAAGTTTCCGATCTTACCGCCGATACCTGACAGACCGCCGAAGATACCTTCGCCAATAGCGGATACAATCTGACTGCCTACTGCCAGCCAATCCGTTGACATAATCGTATCGATCATGGATGAAACAACCTGTGGAATGGCTGATATCAACTGAGGGATGGCCGAGATAAGACCTTGTGCCAATGTACCGATAATCTGAGCGGCCAGCGTCAGAATTGTCGGCAGATTCTGTATAAATCCCTGAGCAAATGTCGAAATAGCTGTAACCGCTGAATTGATCAGTGTTGGCAGATTATTGGCAATACCCTGTGCCAGTGCAAGAAGCAGCTGCATACCGGATACGATCAGAGATGGCAGTGCGGATGCAATGCCCACGAGCAGCGTTGATATCATATTAGTTGCTGATGTGGCAAGACTTGGAAGTGCGCTGATCAGACCGGATACAAGCGACTGCACCAATGTAACACCGCCATTTAAAACAGCCGGCAAATTAGCGGTTATCGTATCTAAGAGATCGGATACAAGTTTACCGCCTTGCTGAATCAAATCCGGAAGCCGGCTTGATATGCCATTTACCAGATTTGTGATGATCTGTGGACCTTTAGCCTGGGCCATTGATAACATCTGGTCGATCTGGGTACCGAACTGAGAATACAAAAGTCCAATTCCGGCCAGCGCTGCCGCAACCAGTGCCGCAGGCATCAATGCTTTTAAGGCAAGTCCCATAATCTTGGTCAGCCCGGAAGCTGTCTTCACTCCAAGATTTACAGCTGCACCGGCAACTGTTGAAAGTGCCTTTCCAACAACAGAGCCTACCATCGAAAATGGCTTCAGGATGGTTGAAGCTTTCTGCGACATTTGTTTCAAAGGTGTGGTTATATTATTGACCTTATCCCACATGTTGCGCGCTAAATTATCGCCGAATGAACGGACATGTCCACTTATTCCATCCAATGAGGATTTAACGTTTCCACCTGTTGTAGCGAATCGCGATGAAACCGCCTGTAAAGACTGTGAAGTTGCTTCGCCTAATGATGAAATCCATTTTGACGATTGCCTGAAATCGCTTCTCATCGAAGCAATGCTCTTCCTGATATTCACTTCAAATGGTAAAAAGCTGCTTGCACTCTTTTTGAAACCCTTTGCTGATGAAGCAACGCTCGAAACAAGCACGCCAAAACCACCATTTACAACGTCAATACCTTTACTGACTGCAGACCAAGTGCCACTGCTAAAGAACGCATTTGCACCAACGACAGCACCGATACCGGCGATAGCAGCGCCAACGTTCTTGACACCGTCACTTGTGCCGGACAGCATCTTATTAACCTCGGCAACAACACCGGATAAACCAGATGTGGTATAGGCATTACTCAGATTTTCAACGGCATCTGCCGCCTTATTGACGACATCTGTTACAGACCGGACAACACTTCGCATAGCGCCAAGGCCGTCTTTAGAGTTGCCAAGTGCATTGGCGGCGGTATAGATTCCGACGCTTAATCCATCCCAGGCAGATTTCAGTATAGTGACATCGCCATACAGGTTGTCCATTTTTACATCTGCCTGCTTTTGTGCGGCTCCTGTGGAATTATTGATTGAGTCTGCCAGACTGTTGTATTCATCGTCGGTAGCATTCAGGATAGCGAGCAGACCTTTCTGAGCTTCCATACCAGCTACCGTATTGGCCAACGCGGTTTTCTGCTCATTATTCATACCTTTGGTTGCGTCACGCAGTTCTGTCATGACATCCCCAAGGGCACGGGCATTACCACTTGAATCGTAGAATTTAACACCTAATTTCTCAATAGCATCTCTGGCATTGCTGGTATTGGTTGCCAGTCGGGTCATGACACTGTTGAGGGATGTACCGGCCATAGAACCTTTTAAGCCTCGGTTTGCCATTAAACCAATAGCCAGAGACACATCCTCAATACTGTAGCCAAGAGAACCGGCCATAGTGCCGACATATTTGAATGTCTCACCCATCAGGCCAACATTGGTATTGGCGGATGCTGCAGTCGCAGCCAAAGTATCCGCAAAGTATGTAGCATTCGCAACGCCTTTTGTCGTCCCATCAGCTGCCAGGCCAAAAGCTGTCATGGCATCCGTTACAATATCAGAAACGGATGCTAAATCTTCACCGGAGGCTGCCGCCAGATTCATGACGCCCTCAATACCGTTCAACATGTCTTTAGCATTCCATCCGGCCATGGCCATGTAGCCCATAGCATCAGCGGCTTCTGATGCGGAAAACTTTGTCTTTGCACCCATTTCCTGCGCTTTTGCGCTGAGTGCTTCAAAGTCTGCACCGGTGGCACCACTTAAAGCCTGGACATTTGACATGGAGGATTCAAATGCCATACCGGTACTGACAACCGATGAGACCAGTGTTTTTGCGCCACCGGCAATGGTATCGAATGCTTTTTGTCCAATGCCGGTCAGAACACCAAAGCCGAGGCCAGAGGAAATCTTTCCGGACAAAGTATCTATGCTGCGACCCGCGTTATTGAGCGTGGAGGTAAAACCTCTGTCAACCGCCGATAAGACGGCTTTTACTGAATAATCTCCCATTATCGACCTCCTTTCAGTAAGTGGCCGATACCGTCAAACCGACTTCTTTTCTTCTTTCCAAGCGCCTGTCTGACAGCATTTCTGTAATCAAAAAACTGCGAGAACTTTGCATAGACAGGACACCTTTTGCCCTTGCCTGCGCTTTTAGTCGCTCTCGCAGCATTTGTCAGCCATGCCAGCTGATGGACCCGATAATCGCGGTCAACATTCTTCAGATTATTTGCCTTCATCAGAAGCCGGTATTCACGAATAGTTATCCGATCTACTTCATCAAGACTCTTCATCCCCAGATATCTGAAGCAGCTGATAGCTACATCTTCATACACTTCCTGAAAGCTTACTGGCTGATGAGCCCCATCGCTTCTGCCTGTTTCAGAAGATTCAGCGTCTTTTTCTTGGATACATTGCTCTTCTTTAAAAAATCGATCACCCCATCAAAGAGGGCGTCTACATCTGTCTCTTCATCCTCGATGTATTCTTCCAGTACATCCGCAGTCAGACGTGGCTCCTGCCCTTTATTCGCAAGAAGAAGCACATCTTCAAGCGCCTGGGCATCACCGTCAAGAATACCGCCGACAGCTGTCTGGAAACCGATATTCTGCTGTGTACCGTTCGGTGCCTTTACTGTCTGCTGCTTATCGATTTCTCTCATAAAACCAAAACCGAATTTAAACTGATAAACCTGTCCTTTAATCTGTAATTCCATCATTTAATCAATCCTCCTATTCTGCTTCCTGTGTTGTATCCTTAAATACATAGGATGCAACCTTTTCCTGTTCGGCAGTAACTGTTACATAGCCGTCTTTGCCCTCTCCTTCGATTGCAAAGTCAATAGAAACCTCTGCATGATCTTCGGCGTTGGAAGACAATTCAAGACTTGTCACATAGCCCTGGAAATATTTTCCTTTGTATTTTGATGCATTTTCGCTGGTGCCCTTCTTTGCAAGATTAACTTCCCAGATCTCCACACGTTCCCCTGTGTCGATGGCCTGTTCAAGTTTTGCGATCATCTCATCGTTTTCATCTGCAAACAGTGCGGTTGCAGAAATTTCTGTTTCAATATCGCCCGGAACTCTGATCGGGCCGTCTTTCGTCACGACGGTATCAGAATCTCTGGACTTTGTACGGCCGTTCTCTGTCTGGAATGCCAGTGCCATCGCCGCCATCGTCTTGGCATCTGCCAGCAGACGATACAAATAAACAATCTTATTGCCTTTAATTGCTCCCATTCATTTCATCCTTTCTCATAAAATGTCAAAGACCAGACTCACCATCCCGCGCCATATGGACGGGGTGACAGTCCGGTCTTCGTTAATTGTAAATGTGCTGTCGCTGATCCGAAGCGACACTTTATAACCATAAGCTTCTTCAAGGCCTCTGGCGTAATCCATCAAACGACTGCAGATAGCTGAAACATTGCTTCTTTTCTCATGCTTATCCCAAATATTCAGATTCACTGTAATCTGGGGTAAAGCACGGCCTTTGGTGGCCAGATACCCGGTAGAAAAATCCTCGAAATCGCCAAAAGGATAGCCGACATCCTTCATGGGCCTGCTTTCATATACCGGAAGCTTTGCGGCGAGATACTTCCACAGGCAGTCGTGAATGGCCTGTTCTGCTGTTTTCATCACTTCACCAGCTTTCTCATGTCTGAATTGAACTTCGGTTCTATTTCCGCCAGCGCTGGTTTCACAAAAGGCTGCTTTTCCATGTAACGGGTACCGTATTCAAGATAAGGTGAATATTCCGTTGTTGGTTCAACTTCCGCTGTAAAACCGCCGTCTTTGATATTCAGGCGGATACTTCGTTTTGTTGTACCGGTCTGGTAGCCTTTTTTGAAATCTGCTTTCCGCTGCATAGTCCTCTGCAGGTCAGCACCGTTTTTCTGAACAACCATCTTCACATCATCCATCTTCACATTTTTCTTTAAAGCCCTTGCCAGCTCGACCAGTCCGGTCACCTTTAAATCAGCCATTTTTTACCACCACCAGACTCTGTCTGTCAGACGGATAACGTTCTGTATCTGCCAGATACCTTACACCGTCGATTTCGACAGCATCAAAAGTGCCTTTAAACGGTCTCCGCAACCGTATGACATAGCGGTCTGATCGGATATCGCCAAACACGGCCTGCTGCCGTTCCGCAGACATGTGCGTAACGTTGGCCCATCGTTTCGCACGGCTTTCGCCCTCTGCTTTCCATTCACCGGCATCCGGATCATATTCTTTCTTACCGACACATACAAAAAAGAGCGGTGTATTATATCTCATCGAAATCTCACCCGCCCTTTTGTGCCATGCTTCTCATTCCAGGATTGAATAGCTGTCAGATACGGCGAAATGTCACTGCCATAGGTAATACTCTCGCCTTCCTGGGTATACGAAGACATCCCTTCATTGCCGATCCGGTTAAATCTGGCCACGGCCATCTCCGTGACTATGTAAGAAAGCTCTTCCGGCACTTCCTTCGTCTCGGAGGACAGATAAGACAGCACCTGCCTCTGAGCATTCCCAATGATCAAACTCAGCTTCCTGTCTAACACCGCATCCTCTTCATCGGGGAAAATGTCAAGAAGAAGCTTCACATCCTCAAGTGCTGTCATCATTCATCTGCTCCTTATTTTTTGCCGGTAGCATCCGTAGAAGCTGCCTCAGCTGCATTGATCGTTGCAACGATAACGCCATCCAGAAGCTCTGGATAAAACACAACGCTGCTAAACATCAGTGTATCGATGGTTGCGTTGTCGGAAGATACAGCATGTGTCATGCCGATCAGGCCTGTAGAGTCTGTTGTCAGGCCAAAAGACTGTGCCAGATCAGAGGACTGTGCCGGCACATAAGCACCTCTTAAATTCTCTTTCGCTGTGGCAACAAGCTTGCCTTTTGTCAGAGACGGTGCGATAACGACCGTACCAAGACCAAGGAAGTCCTGAATGTAAGAAATGCCAAACGCTGTCTGCATTGTCACCTGTGCGGTCGCCAGGTATTCAGCCACATCATCGGAGGAAACAAAATAGATCGGTGTTGCATCCTCATCTTCATAGAACTTCGCCACAGCACCCCAAGCTGCTGAAAGCGTAGCCTGCAAGCCTGTGCCGGACGCTGTACCCGTACCTGTCAGAAGGACGGTATAGAAATCCTTCTTAATGCTCTTCTGAATGCTGGAAACAAGCTTCTCATCTGTCTTGTTGATCGCCAGATCTCTGCCGCTTCTCTGGATAGCTTCAGCAGTTGTCTGCTTTCTGAACTTCTTCAGCGTCATTTCAATTGTTCTGGCCAGCTTCTGCTGAATCTTTGTCAGGCCGATCGTCTCACCCTCGCCAACCTGCTGTGGCGTATTGACCTGCTCCATCTTATAGATTTTGATGGTGGAACCGCTGGTCATCGGGTCAAGGTCCGTAATACCAAGCAGGTTCTGCAGTTCTGTGATATTGCTCTGCAGACGGCTCGTGAAATCCACAGAAATCGCCGGTTCGAGATCTGTTGTCTTTGTTGTGTTTTCCTCAGCTGCAAAGAGCTGAAGACCGCTTAATCTGAGTCTTTTCTTCATTCTCATTCTCCTTTACTTAAATAAATCCATGTTCGCTGCAATCAGTCTCTGTCTCTCAGCACGGTTAGCCACTTTTAAGATATCCTCTTTGGTGTATCCGCCCTTACCGGAGCCTGTGCCTGTCTTTGGCGGTTCGCCCTTTAAGGCATCCTTGACAGCTTTATTGACAGCTTTCTGAAACAGATTGGCAAATGTATCAATTGACTTCTTAGTACTCTCTGCATCCTCAGACACGATCATAGAGATCAGTGCATCGTCTGCATGGATGTTGCGCTCAGAAAGGATACTTCTGGCCGTGGCCATCATCTCAGATCTGTTTTTCTCAGAAAGCAGCTCATTCAGCTGTCTTTCCATATCAGCCTGTTTCTGTTTGGTCTTCTCTTCCTCGGTCATACTGGCAAGACGCCTTGCCTCATCTACTTCTTTGTCCTTTTTCTTCTGCCACTCAGCAAACTTCCGGTTGAGGATACGGTCTAAATCGTCATCGGTGTATTTTGCTTCTTTTCCGTCTCCTTCTTTGCCTTTTTGCCCACTGTCTTTTTTGCCATCACCGCCAGCTCCGGAAGAGTTACCAGCAGCACCGTCTGCTCCGACACCACCATTGTCGCCGCCATCTTCTGCGAATAACTGAAGCCCTGCTAAAAGGAACTGATTCCATTTCATTTTTTTCATAAAATATTTACCTCGCTTTATAGATTTTCGTCATCTGCCACAGCTTTTTATGAGTTCCGTGCCTGCTCGCTCTTTCCACCGTAGTTTTAAGTCGCCACGCCTGACTCTTCCACAGCTTTTAACGTCTTCCGTGCCTGGACCTGTCTTTTACGCGATCCGGATATATCCCGGAAATTCATCGGCAACTAAACAGATGCCAATAAAAAAGGAATCTACCAGAGTTTTTGCTTTCTCTGATAAATTCCCATATTTTATATCAACCCACCCGGGCCGAACATCATATTCAATTTTGTCATCAGTCAAATCTTCAATTGATTTAACCAGTGTTCCGGACAATGCCGTCACTGCTGCGCAGATAATATCTTCACCGCCGGCAGCGTAACCGGCATGGCCAGACACAGTCAACCGGTCCTTTCTTACCGTTACATCAATCAACGTTCACCACATCCTTTCATTCCGACTGTTCCCCGCCGGTGGGAGATGAATGGATCACCGCCTTTCTACTCTGCTGTGTAATCTTCAATGACCGGAATACCGTACTCAATAGCACATGTATTTTCAATCTTGCACCCTCTGGCATCCTGCCAGCCTTTCGCAAAGTAGGCAATGTCAGCACCAGCCAGAAGTTCCAGGGATTTTCCAAGGAACCAGAGTGGCTTTGCATCCACCGGAGCTTCCTGGAAGAAAGAATCAATAACTTCTACTGACTCTCCAATCTTCGCCTCTGCGCTCTTGATGGCTTTCTGGCGTTCTGCCAGGATGTCTTCATCAGACTTTCCTTTCATTGGCTGTGAAATAAACAATTTCTTCATAGATTTGTACCTCCTATTCTTCTGTATGACATGTATTGGTTATTTTACCGTATACATCCTCATAAAGTTCCTGCTTATCCCCGTTGTATGTATACTCTGCATAAATGCCATCACCACTTACCGTAGTAGATACCAAGCATTTGTAGTTCTGCAGCGTCTTACAGGACCATACTACAAATACATTGGATAAATCAATCGGCGGTGTTGTCGGTGTATCGGCATAACCGTTTTCGTTATACCATTCCACCATCTTCTTTTTGCACACGCTTTGGAAATGTGCCATTCCAGTAATAATCATGTTTCTTCAGCCTCTCTTTCTTAAAAATGGGTATAAAAAAGACGCCTACCTCATGATAGACGCCTCGTTTATTTAATTTAATTGATATTATTTATTGGAAACAATAACATCCAATAATTTGCTGTTTGTTTCATGCATTGATGATGCAATCTCATATAAAGAATAATCCAATGCATTTTCCGCAAGCCCTACAACATCCACAGGCCCTTCAGCTATTAATGTTTGCAGATTGTCCACAAGAGCTGTAATTCTCTCGTATTTAAAATGAATTTCTTCCAATGCAGTAAGTGTAGAATTATTTGTCGTCATCTTACATTACCTCCAATCTCATCTGAGCATTGCAGCCTTGCACCTGTTCATCTAAGATATAAGGCAATTCGTAGTTATTCACAACCTGAACTGCGAAATCACACTGATTTCTCTTGATTGCCTTGTATGTATTGACACCGAACTGCCGTTTCAGTTCTCTGTAAATATCACTGTACACTTTACCACGAAGGGATTTGTCATGATACGCCGCACTGTCTTTGCCTCCCAGGCAAGCTGTTCCCTTTTTCTTCACAGCAACTGTAATTCGGTCGATTTCTATACCGAGAATTGGCAAATCCTGTTTAAAATCCTGCAATTCCTGATTTACATGGTCTATCTTATGCTCTACCTGTTGAATTTTACGGTCATGCATGATAATGGCTCGAAGCTCCGGAGACATGTCACTCAGTTCAATGCTGGTATTTTTGTATCGTTTTTCGATTTCAATAAAATATCTGCGAACCTGCTTACCCTTGTCGTTACGTTCGAGCATTGCCATTTCTTTAGCGGTGTCAAGTTTGATAATATATTCAAGTCTTGTAGAATGTCCATTATTTGCAGTTCCATAAATTTGTGGAGCTGTATCAAAATCTTTATTTTCCTCTGCGTCGCACTCCATCAATCTACGTTTTACCCATGTTGAAAAGTCCTGTTTGCTTTCCAAAACAGCGTGGAGTTCTCTCCCGTTGACAACTTTAATGCCCTTTTCCGTTTCATAAACAGGTACAATTTCGTTTTCGATTACTTTTAAATCATTCATTGCAATTCATTTCCTTTCAAAATTTGACTTTTTTGTAGAAACAAGTTACAATACACATAGAAGTCAAGTGTATTTCACTTGTTTCGCAACTGAGAACAAACACATGCCGTCCAAAGCTAAAGTGTTTGTTCTTTTTTTGTTTCCAAATCTTTCTCGATAAGTCCCACAACATATTCTTTAATGGACTTTCCTTTTTCTGTAGCTCGTAATTTCATGCATCTATGAAACTCTTCATCCACTTTAATAGACACAGATTTCATACTTTATCACCCACCTTTCCATTCTGGTTATTAAAACCATTTAGGTAAATTTTATAACCATAGTGGTTATTTGTCAAGATTTATTTTTTTACTGCTTTATTTTTTTCTTCCGAACTGGTATAGTATTTATGGAAGGAGGAGTGTCCTATGGCAACCTTTTCAGAAAATCTTAAATTTGAGCGTCAAAAAAAGAATTTAAGCCAACAAGAACTTGGAGAGCGTATAGGTGTTACAGGTGTAACCATTATGCGCTACGAAAAAGGACTGCGCGAACCAAAACTAGAAACTGTAACCGCTTTAGCAAACGCATTAAAAATTCCTGTTGCAAATTTGATAGATATTAATTCCCCAATAATGAACAAAGCAACCAAACGCTTTATTTCCGGAAAACATCCGGAAGAAATCAAATTATATGGTGATGCTATGGATGATATTGTAATGAACTCGCCACTAGGTCCAGCTATTAACAACTATCAATCTGCAAAAATCAAACTAAACACCATGCGCCTCGAGACTATTTGTCTCTGCTATGAATCATTGGATGACCCTGACAAAGAAAAATTATATAACTACGCTTGCCAGCTTCTAGAAGCTTCCGATGGATACAAGGAAGCATTAGAAAAATATGGTCAAGAACTTTCCAGTGAGGACAGTGCCACCGATTAATCGGCGGCACTTTTTGCACCGATATAATTATTTGTGAATGGGCATAAAAATACCACCGGCCATAATTGACTGGTGGTACTATCCAACGTTTTTCAAAATATTCAATTTTATAATCTCCTGTTCATTGTTTTATATGAACGGTATCATTTCTTTTGCATCTTTCAAGGTCTTCTTTGCTTTCTCAAGCAATGAATTCTCAAATAAATATTCTATACCCTTCGGTGTAATAACAGCATCCTGTAAATCTCCAAAAACCACACCATCTTTTGTTGACGTCATAGTTATGCCTTTTATATAACCTTCGTTGATTAAGCTGATCACAATATATATCCAGTAGCTATCCGGAATGTTATATGTTGACGCTGTAAGGTATGCGATTTCTGGCTGATTACCAGCTTTCAGGCAATCATATAGATACTTCAATACCCTGTAAACAATCACAAAATAATCATTTTGAGCCATTTCATTGTCTCCTTATCATTAGTTGACGATCAACTGATTCTTGCAGGAATCACAACAAAAAGTATTGGTTTTTTCGTGATTGCCCACAGGAAGCATAATTCCTGTTTTGCACTTTTTGCATAAAACTTTCTCGCCATTACGCAACAAACGTAAGTGCTCATGAGTCGGCATGTTCAATGTATTCATATTTTTTATGCCTCATATGCTATCTTTTCTTTGAAAATACCCTTTTTAAATTCTTCGCGATGCATTCCATAAAGACTATGTATCTGACGCCCGATTACTGCATGTTTTTCCGGCTTACGAATAATCTCTATACCTTCATTATCGCCAAAATGGAACACTAATTCTCCTGTTATATCACTTATTGTTTGACCATAAGCATATGTTACTGTATCATCTGTATGCATTTTATAATTACAATAAACCATACGGCTCACCATCCATACCCAATTCTTCATCAATTTTCGAAGCCCAATCATATCTTTCTGTAGCTTTTTCATGAGCTTCAGCTATAGACAAATTATACTTCTTTTCAAGAGTGCTTTCAAGTAGTTCATGTCTTAAAAGTAAAATATCTCTTTCCAGTATCTTACCCCTGTATAGTCTATTCCATGCAACAGCCATATCATAATCAGGGTACAAAGTTTTGTATCCGTCATATGTTTGATGTTTTTCGTAAAAAATATGACGCTTAATCTGCTTAATTTCTTTCTCTGTAAATCCAGAATTTTTCGCAATTATTTCAACATCGTTTCTTCGGCTTATTCTTCGATATGCTTTTGATGCTGCCACGTCTTTCTTATTATCTTTATCGTATGGGGAATACTGTTTGCCACCAGTTTGCTTTTTGCTTTCCTTAGTATTCTGCCATTCTTCCGTGCTTCCACCTTTGTCCAGAAAATCCAACCAAGCTTCATATTCTGCACTGTCCTGATAAGCAGCGGTTGAACATCGGCAGTTCGGATGCATCGGCGGCGCATTGGTTCCTGGCATCATCTTTGCGATCTTGAAGTGCTGGCCATCCAATCCGGCGCATTTCTCGCAGGCTGTCCCATTGGCAATAAACTCATATTCTTCAAAGCCGTTCTTTTCAAAAGACCGCTTCTGAGCCGCCGTCTGGACTCTTGCAAGCTCTGTGCGCATCAGACGTTCAGAATTACCAATGCCGACATTAAAATACTTTCTAAGCTCCACAGCGAGCTGTCTGGGGTTTCTTCCCTGAATCAATCCGGTTTGCAAGAGACTGGATAACTGATTTTTTAACACATCCTGATGCATCCAGATACGATCAGAGAATGTCGCGTTATGAAAAGAAGCATTCACAATGGAATGAGCCATTTCCACATTATCCGTGATGGTCTCACCAAGAATCCCCGCCTGACGCTTGAATTCATCCAATGTTCTGTCCGTCAGTGTCTGCTCAAAATATTTCTGCAGCTCATCATAGCCGCTGACCAGTTCCAGACCAATATTGGCCTTTAACATTTCCAGACGGTTAATCTTCATGGTCGCATTGTAGAGGCGCATCTCCTCGTTGGCCTCATCGGAGAAGTCACGGTTTCTGACATATTTTTTTGCCTTTCTGGCATAAGCTTTGATATCCAACCGTGAAACTCTCTTTTTTGCTTCGGCCATGCTGATGTCTTCTTTGACTGCATATTTGATATAAAAGCTGTCTATTTCCTTCTGGATACGTTCCATCATGTCTGCATAGATTTCCTGTATCTCTTCGTAATAGGCCTCTTCATCCTTCTGGTAGTTCTTCAGGGCATCCGCCTCACGCTTCTTCCAGTATTCACTGCTCTTCATGGGTGTTTGCTCCCTTATCGAACATCATGTTTGTTACAGCATCCTGCTGCAGTTTTGCCTGTTCCTCATCCAGCTTTTCAACTTCTTCACTGACATTGTCAACGATAGACAGTACCGACAACTGCGTCTCCTGTGATACGATACCGGACAGGTTCTTCGCGTTCTCTACTTCCTCAGTTATGTTCGCTGGGAAGTTTCTGGTAAAGCGCATTTTGATCCCGATCCAGTCATCTGCTTTGATTCCCTGTGTCTTACTGACCGGATTACTGAAAATCAGACTGTATCTTTTGTTCATACCACTTCTGAACTTTCGTTCTTTCGTCATGGCCAGATTATTCATGCTCTGTAACTTGTATTTCAAGGCAATGCCGGAGCTTGTACCAAAATTCTCATCAGAAATATTAGCCACCATACTGATGTTAAAAATCAGCTTTTCCAGACGGTTGATCAGATTCTCCTGTGTGGTGTCACCATTTGGCTTCTGCAGGAATTCAACAATGACCTTGTCTGTATCGCCATCAAAATTGATGATACGGTCATCCCGGATATGCTTGATATCGTCATCATCCAGATAAGTACCAAGAACTTTCAGATATGCGTCCGCAAAATAATCAACATCGTTAGCTTTTTCTGAAATGGCCTTGTTGTACGCATTGATCATCGGCAGCGCACTCTCGAAGATGCCCATACGTTCATCGTTTTCTATGTACTCAACGGCCGGTACACCCTCAAAGTAATGTTTTCTCCCCTTGTCTGTCCATTGGTATCCGTCACTCAGACGAAAATGCCGGACGATCTTCTCATCAGAATAGCTGCCTTGTTCAACATTCTTCGAGTCCGTGTAATAACGGATGAAAAACATTGGATTTTCAAGAACACTGTCATCATAGACCATAAACGCTTCTATTGGCGATACATATGCAATTGCGACATTGCTTTTTGCGTCTGTATAATACATCTCATAGGCACTGCCATAAATACTACACATTTTCGACAACTCAGCATTGTTGTCGTCCTGATCATTGTAACTGTCCAGAAATTCCAGATAATTATCAACCTCTTCTTTTTCATGACTGACCTTTACCGGGATACCAATAAAAAAGCCGTTCATCGTATCAACAATATACTTTGCAAAGTTGGCTGAGATCCGGTTGTCGGGCTTCCAGCTCGGTTTTGGCCGAAGGCCGTATATTTCATAATGATTTTCGTAAGCGTCCTTTAATTTCTGATAACGGTTGGTTACTTCCGTTTTATGTTTGGTTATCAGTTCTCCGAGAAGCTCCGGTGTCATCTTTGTTCCTGCCGGTACTCTTATCATGTTAGATTCCTCCTTTCACCCTGTTCAAACGTGCTTTAGGTTTTCTCCATCCTTCAATACCGTAACGGAGAGCGGCCATGGCATCATCCTGAAATGGAACAGGTTCATCCAGGTATTCGCCTGTCTTTTCGTCCTTTTTCCATTTCCACTGCTGCAGCTCCTTTATTGTATTCACACAGTGCGGAGCCACATATATTCGCCTATGAATAGTGTGGTTCTTGTCAGCTGTACCTTTTAACCAGTCTATCTGAGCTTTGACTGAACCACTCGAACCACCCTTATCAACGCCCTTTGCTCTGTATCCAGCGCCCCTCCATGTCTTTATACGGTCCGGCTCTGCGGAATCACACCACATGGTGCGATTCGTTGGAATTGCATGTGCAACGGCAATCGGAATGATTTCGGCCGTTTCTTTCTCATGCTCATATATTTCATCCAAAATATAGATATTACTATCTCTGATGCCAAGCAGCAGGATAGCATTGGCATGATTGAAGCCGAAGTCCTGCCCGATTGCGACATCGTCATAATCATTCAGGTTCTGCGATACCTCCGTAACTTCCCAGTTATGAAGAATCAGACCGCCAATTTCGCCCCATTCACCTAAGCCATATATCTGATAGCCTTCCGGATCAACGATTTTCCTTCGTTCCATTCTAGCCCGATATGCATCATCTATGAATCGATTGCCCAAATACGTGCTGTGATGTGTCAGCACATTTTCATCCGGAATATCAAAAAAGACTTTCTTTATCCAATGATTTCTGTTCACCGGATTGAAAGTCATTCGAATCTGATAAAATTGTCCTGGTGGAAGTTCACCACGCAGACGGTCATCGATAATTTCTAAATCTGCCTGGGTAAATTCTGTTGCTTCTTCCAGCCACACATCAGTTAGCTTTCCTCTTGGAAATGTGATTGACTTCAGTTTTTCACGCTGCCTGTCATCATTCATCCCCCTAAATATGACCTGGTTGCCGTTTGGCTTGAATGTCAGTGACATCGGAGATTTGTTGATTCTCCAATACTGTTCGTATTTATCGCCAAACATCCGATACAGTGCACCGGTTAGTTCTGCAAAGGTACTGTCGCGGTTGCTGATGTCTGATTTTCGCATTGCAACAAGGTTCCGCCCCTTATCATTCATCAGACGGAGAATGTAGTTCTGAGCCGTATCAACACTCTTTCCAGAGCCAGCCGAGCCTTTCATGACGATGTATCGCTTCCGGTTCCTGTCCACTTCTTTGAAGCATGGATTCATCTGAATATTTATGTTCATAAGCAATCAACTTCTTTGAACACCTGAAATAATTTTGGCGACTGAATAGCGATCCAATCAGTTATCGTTTCATCCATTCCCCAACAGTCCGTGCTTCCACTACAATTCCACATGCCTGATTCATATAAAAAGGCATGAATAATTTCATGCCTTAACACCTTTTTTCTGTATGAATCCAAATCCATCACAGAATTTCTGTCGGATTCAAGTTTTGCTATTTTGATTGCGTGAATGCTCTGATCCATGCAGCCATCAGCATCTTCAGGCATCTCTTTGTTGGCAACGTCAAAAATGATTTTGTATCCAGTTCCTAAGATATTTACCGTTTTCATCCTTCGTCTCCGTAATCAATATTGATGTTCAGTTCCATATCAACATCCGTCTCATTTTCACCAGTAACTGCCTGCTTTTGGGCACGTTTTAGCTCTGTATCTGCCTGCTGGTTCTCAAGGTCACTATCTGATTTTACAGTCTGGCCAACTGTCTGCATGATAGCCTGATATGCCTTCACATTGCCAGCCATAGCCTGCTCAATCATTGCCATACCAATGACTTCTTCATAGGTGCTTTCACCGCCATCAGCCAACAGGACTTCTGACAAGCCAGTGACATCTACCTGCATCGTCAGAAGCCGGTTCATCGTATCCCTGAGAGCTGCTTTCCGGCGTCTTGATTTACCAGATGCTTTACCGGCAATTCGTGCAAGTTCTCGGCGTTCGCTCGGAGTTCGTTTTGAATTACTGTCTTTTATGTTTTCATAGTTAGACATCACCTCACCTACTTATCATTTCGTTTTTAAGCCGTCAGCGGGACTCGAACCCGCAACACTCTGTCTCCTAGTTTTTATGTATACTCAGCGCTCTACCACCGAGCTATGACGGCATGAAAATAGCACCCCGAAGGGTGCCTTATTCTCTAAAAAATGCACATTCTTTGTTGCTAAAAAGTTTTTTATAATTATCTGTTGGTGTAACCTCAATTTGTTGTTTCCAATTATCAATCAATTCTCCATATCCAGTACGTTCTATCCTTAAATAGCCCATACTGATTAATTCCTTTATCGAATTTTCCAGTTTATCTATTTCAATTTCTGACATCATAACCTCAGCTGTTCCATTCATCAGCATTTCAAATAACGGATGAAACTTTCTGTCCAGTGCTTGTAATTCAGAATTTATGATATTCCAGAACATATTCTTTTCCTCAAACGCTTTAACTTTTGCAATAAAATTCTCAAGAGGAACGTCTGGAACACGGGCATTTATTGCTGACGCCAAAATAGGAAGTATTAATTTAAGTGACTCCACATCACTTATTTTAGCCGCCTGTAATGAATTCAATGGAACTGGGAGTTTTCCTGGTTCCATGCCGGAGTGGCACAAGGGAATTACTGGAATACCCCTAATCCACCCAGCTCCTGCTTCAAAATTGATCCATGGCCGTTTAATAGATTGGGGACTACATAAAATTAATTCCACAGAACATTTTTTCAAGGCATCATTTATCCGCTGCAGCCATCTTGACCCCATTGGTAAACTTTCGCCATTATCAGAAGAGACAAATACATCCAACATTCCCAAAAAACTTTCATCAATTAGTTTTTTGATAGTAACTGCTATAGCTGATTCTTCAGATATATGTGATATAAATACTATTGGCCTATCCATCTTTTATTCCTCCCACACCATATAATATCTATATCTTATCATAAATACATGAAAATGTCGCTTTTTAACAGTTTTGTCTCTGCTATATATGTTCCTTTCTTGTCAGCAGTCACATGATATATCCTGTCATTAAACAGAAAAAATTCATATCCTGCATTTACTGCCAAATCTGCCATTTTTAACAATGTTCCGGCCCACACAGGATGAATCGAATTATAAATAAATTTTGCATTCATTCTTTACACCGCCTTTTGCAATAAAAACACCCCATATTCTTAACAAATATAAGATATGGGGTGTATCTCGGAGGAATATAACCATGACACAAGCGAAAGTTCCAGTCACCTTGCCTCTCTGGAAGTTCCATGATAGCATTTTACCACGGTTAAACCGAACAAAACGAACAAACTTTAAATTTATTCAACTTTTTTTCGTCTCATCACCAGTTCGAAGCCTGTATCTGGGTACGAAATAGAATATTCGTCGCAACCATCCATATTGCCCATAAACCATTCATAGGCTGCAGCAAGAACACCTGCAGTCACATCCTCTTTTTTACCTGTCCACATATGTTTTTCTTTATCCTGAGTACCATAATAAATTGTGTTTGTAATAGGGCTTACCCCAAATCCCTTTGGCATTATTTCACCTGCTTTCTTCAAAAAACCTGTTATGCAGCATCCGACAGCCATCTGCAGTATACTTTTTGCCCATCCTGACTGCCACCTGAACCCAATTCAGGTTATCAATATACCTGTATCTGAGAATGCGGCGCATCTTACTGTCACTGACGCCGGCAATATACTCTTCGGCCGCGTTCACCAGTTCCAGCAGTTCATCCTCTTTCTCACGCAAGACAGCTTCTCTCTTTTCCAGTTGTCTTTCATATCTGTAATATGCCGGGACAGGATATCCGGATATCGTTATTGATCCAATCGTGCCGTCTCTCCGGGTCCCCTTTACAGAATCCTTTACCGGCTCAAGCTTATCTATGTCATCCTGCAGCTTCCGGATCCGTCGCCGCAGATCCTTTACTTCTTCCACCAAATCGCTGTATTGAATTAATATGTCTTTATCCAACAGTATCCCCTCCCACTCAAAACGGGACAGCATAACGCCGTCCCTGGTTAATTGTTATTCACTTGCTACATTTCGCGTTCTTTTCTAATCCTTGCCGCCCATCTTCGCCATTTTGAATTATCGCATGATTCCAAAATGTGGACGCCGACCGCATCCGCCGCCACCAGAACATCTGCAAGCTCTTCAATTAGCTGCTCCGATGCAATCGATACATGTGTCGTTGTTGGATTGTCGGAAAGCTTTTCAGCCCTGATCAGCTTCAATGCTGCCTGTGACAGTTCTGCTGCTTCCTCTGCAAGCTGTTCAAGCAATGTTCTTTTGTCGATATGTTCAAGCACATATCTTTTATCATCAATATAGCTCATCATTTCACCTGCTTTCTGTATTTGAGCTTGTCTTCCTCTCTGGCAAGTGTTACATTTGACTTACTGTGAAAACAGCATTTAATTCCCCCTGCTTCTGCAATCGATGACCAAGATGTTCTTCCGTTGATGAACAGAGCAAGTGTTCCTTCTGAAAGAGTTTTGTAAAAATATCTTTTGTTGTCAACATTGTCTTTCTCTTTCAAAAGCACCGGTGTATCAACCGGCACCGATGCCCAGTCTATCT